CAGGCTTACGCATCTTTTCTTTGGAGCCAGCGGCGATACGTGCCTGTTTTGCGTGAATATTAGCGTAAAGACCAGGTTTTGTAGCCATGATTAGCACTTCCATCGTTTAAGGGCCGCCTTGGCGCGTTCGCCATCCTTGGCATTAGCCGCGACTGCACCCATTCTTGCACAAAATGAATCCTTACGGCCTTGATCGGCCTTGGTCTTAGGGTTCGGGGCTGGCGCCTTGAGGTTTGAGCCAGTCGCAGCGTTGTACTTCTCTCTGCCTTTGGCAGTCAAACCAGCGCCCTTGGATATGGGCAGCTTCTCGCCGCGTCCAACAGATAGTGAAACCGTCTTCTTCATTTAAGACCCCATCCATGATGTTGCTGCGCTGCCGGACTGCGCGTTTACACGGCGTTCAGTTTTCGCATTATAGTCACGATGCGCTACAGGAAAGGCAAAAGTTACACAAAGCGCATCCGCAGCGTCCGGCGAAGCCAGCCCCCGAGCCTTCATCTCCTTCTTACTTTCCAGCAAAATGGCACCAGCCGAGTTCGTTTTCCGCATGGGGCCAACCAAGTCGGCCTTTAACTGTCGATCTGCCGAAACACTGGCCGTTTTGAGCCAATCCTTCATTGCGCCCCACATCTCAGCACGTTTATTTTGCCACATTATGGGGCTTTTCGCCTTCCAACCGAAGTTCACACCCCGCACCTTGTACCGCTGTTCAGTCAACCTGTCAAGTATCCCGTAGCCCAGCCCCCCCTCGTCAATCACGGTCAACAGGGGCTTGTACTCCTCGATGGCGTCGATAACGTGGCCCACCACGGACATGGTATCCTCACCCTTGTATCGTTTGATCGCAATGATGTCACGCCCTTGGCGAACACAGATCACGGTGCTGTCCATGCCACCACGCGCCGGGTCAACGCCGATAACGATAGGCGCAGTCATGTCCTTGTATTTCGGCCGTTTGAACGCATCCTCGACCAGCGTGGGCGATATGAACTGGTCCTCACCCGTGGCCGGGAACTCACCATAGACCTCCACCCGCGCCTCACGCGAGTCGTCCCCATACTCAGCAATGATCTGGTTGTACACAGCCTGATCGGTGCCCTCTACCGTCCGGGCATCAATCATCTGCCCGTTCCAGAAGTCCCGCTTGCCGTGGAACGTCTCAAAGAAGTACCCGGTGTTACGCCGTGGGTTCGAGAACGCCAGCCAGTACCTGTCCAATATCTTCTCTGTAAAGAACCCCGCCGCCACGCTCCAGATGCCATCAGGTATGCCACTGGCTTCGTCAAAGATCACCATCATGCCGTCATGGTTGTGGACACCCGCATAGGCGTCTGGGTTCTCCTCGCTCCACAGCTTACCCTCGGCTGCCCAGTACCGGGTGCCCTTCTTAAGGTCACGCTCCACCAGGTCGGTCAGCCACACGGCCGGACTCAGCTTGGTCGCACTTACCTCCCACCAGTGGGCATTGATCGCCATCGTGGCCCACTTGGTCAACTCACCCCATGTCACCGTGCGAAGCTGGTTCTCGCTGTTAGCCGATACGATGACAGTGCTGCCTATCCTGGTGCTGAGCATCCACAGTATCAGCCACGCCACCAGTGCCGACTTACCTATCCCCCGGCCAGATGACACGGCTATGCGCAGCGCCTCCATGTCCAGCACACCCTTGTTGGCCTTGATGTGCATTGTGATCTCACGCAGCACCCTGCGCTGCCACTTACGCGGCCCCTTGAAGTTAGCCAGCGGTGTGTTCTCCATGCCCCAGGGAAAGGTGAACAGCACGAAGCTCTCAGGGTCATCCTTGATCTGAGGACTCCACAGCTTTGTCATGAGCGTCTGCTCCTCCTCACCACTATATATAGGCTTCTGCATCAGTCGTCGATCCTTGGAGTTACATCTTCTATATCGGCCATGTCGATCACTCGGTTGTCGGCCGCACTCAGTGCGCCAATAATACTGATCTGACCACCGTGGTCGATAGTCTTGACCTCACCGTACTGTTTACGATTGTCAGTCCCCATCAACCACCTGCGAGTGTCGATCCGCAGCTTGGACCGGGCAACGTCTTCTATAGAGTCGTCGGCATCGGCAATCTCGATGATCTCGTTGGCCCATGTCTCCGTGCGAAGCTCCTTGGCCTCTTTGTACAACTGGTGCCGTTCTGGATCGCGCTTGATCCACCGAAGGAACGCGCCATGCTCAAACTCACGAAAGTCATCCTTGATCACGGACTGGAACGTGCGGCCGGCGGCAATCTGTTCAATCACGCGCATGAACACGATTTCGTACTGCGTAAGCATCAAGTCAGTTTGAGCCTTGATGACGGTAGGGGAGATCGGGATAGTTTGTTCGGGCGCACTGAGCCAATCAGGCAATTCGACTTGATTTGTAACCTGATCTGTTGTGACAGATGCGCCTGTGAATTCATTATTCATAGTGGCCGGATACTATCACACCGTGATGGAACATGGTGCAAGTGAATACATGGAATAAATGGAATAAGTGATGTATGTGAACCCATTGGGTTATTGTGTAAATGAAAAATAAAAAAAAATTGTTCGTGATGCCTCCGTAACCGTGGCCCATTGCCGCTCGGCCCTACCCACCCCCTCGAAATCCATTGTGCATTTGGCAACCACGGTGCATCTGGAATCATTGTGCATATGGTAACAGTAACCCAATGGGTTATCATTATGCACCTGGAATCATTGTGTATCGGGCAATAGTAACCCATTGGGTATGGTCAACCCATTGTCCAATGGTCAACCCATTGGGCATAATTGACCCATTGGGTATGGTCAACCCATTGGGAATAATTGACCCATTGGGTATGATAAAACTTGGCGCAGTTGTCACAGTTGATGCAATAATGCCTATTTTTTAAGCAAATGGTCATGCGAATGTGACAACTTGCTCTCCGCACAGGAGACCCGAAAATTAGACTTTTTCTCTTTTCTTGTGCCTTTTCAAAAACCCCCAAATCAATACCCCCCTGGCTAGTCACAATTGACACAGTTGAAACAGTGGCTAACCCATAGGGTTTATCCCTAGAAAATAGTTTACAAACTGTCACTTATGTGACATGACATGGGAAAACCCATTGGGCTATAATCTCAATATGGCAACATCGCCAGGTAACAGTTAGGACAAGATATGACAATATTCAAACTCAATCCCATCGTTGCAACCCAGTATTTCCACTTGACGCCCGTATCGGCAAACGTGAAAACGGGTCCAATACCCGTTAGCACGACTACCCGCGAGTCGTGTTCCCCAACCTGCCCGTTTTTTAATAATGGCTGCTACGCAGAGACTGGGCCGCTTCGCTTGCATTGGAATGCAGTCACTGCCCAGGCGCGTGGTGTGACCATTGAAGTATTTTGCGCCACAGTGGCCGCGTTGCCGGATGAGTCGCTGTGGCGCCACAATCAAGCCGGTGACCTGCCCCATATTGGCGGGATGATCGATCCGGGCGCGTTGCATATGTTGATTGAGGCCAATTGGGGTAAGCGCGGGTTTACGTATACCCATCACGATATTGGCCTGGGTAATAACCTGGACCTGATCGAGTTAGCTAACTTGGGCGGGTTTACTGTCAACCTATCGGCCAATGATTTGGACCATGCCGATACCCTGGCCGATACCGGCCTGCCCGTGTGCGTTGTTCTGCCCGTAACTCAGGCCGATAACCTGACAACCCCGGCCGGCCGCCGTGTGGTCATATGCCCTGCTATTGCACGGGATGATGTATCGTGCGCCACCTGCCAGCTTTGCGCCCGTGCCGATAGAACCGTTATCGTGGGTTTTCCTGCCCACGGGACCGGGGTTAAAAAAGCCGATAGCGTGGCGCGCCGCGTGATAACTATTGCCCCGGTTTAATGTGCCAGTCACTGCCCATGCCGTGGGCAGTGGCGGGAATATTCCCGATAACGTAAGGACAACATATCATGAAGTTATACAACCCCAAGACCCGAACCGGGTATATCGCACGCACAAGAGCACATGGACTCGTTTACAAATCAATTGTGGAACGCTGGGTGTTTGAGTTTCGCGGTGCAGGTCTCGCCAGCATTAGTATTTCATCGATGCAACACCACACCACGCGCAGTCGTGCATATCGCTATGCTTGCAGCATGGCGCGTGCTCAGTTTGCCAGTCACGTCGCATTGCATGGGGCAAACCATGCGTGAACACTACACACCACCTGCCCACCATCGTATTGGCAAACGGCTCGCAAGAGAGCAACGCACTCAAGCCGTAGCAGACTACTTAGTCGCACTGGCCGTGGGCTTGGCACTGACTGCCCTAGCACTGGCCTATTTTGATATTCTTTGAAGGGACCGACACCATGTTTTATATTTTCAACTGCAACGCCCAGGTCGTGGGCAACCCTAAGGGATACCGCACCATGCGTGGCGCAGTGCAGCAAGCAAGCAGCCCCCATTCGCCCGTTTGTCGTGCCCTATGGGCCGCTATTGACGCACTGCCCCGCACTGATCGCGTGACCGTTTGGTCAATCCGGGGGATCTGATCATGGATAAACAACAATATTTAACTGCCCGCGCCCTGGTCCGACAAAATGGCCGCGCTGCCTACGCATGGATCGCCGCCGGGTTTGGCTGGCCTATTGCCAATGCTCTACGTGACCTGGCCGATGCCCAAGACTGGCTGGCTGAACGCGCCGATATCGTGGCCTATTGTGCCCGCCAGGGCGTAGCCGTTGACGCACGATCCACGCGCCCTGCCCGTGAGTATCGCCAGGGCAGATGGGCTGGGGTCCAGGCATGATCACTGATCAACCCCTGGCCGCGCCTGGCCTGGCGTCCTATCGTTACCGTGGCCGCTATGGCTGGGTGATGGTAGGCGCCCTAAGTGATGCTGACGCGCTCACCCAGGCGCAGCGCAGCATATCGGACCATACCGCTACACCTGACCGGCTGCAACGCTGGACCGGCCAGGACTATCAACCCGTAACATTGAAGGAACCGACACCATGAAATTGACATTCCAAATGATGGATAAAAAACGTAACCCTATGGGTGAACCCGTGCCCTATACCGCGCTGATTTTCACGGCCGGGACCGTAACCCATAAATTAGCCCTGCACCTCGAAGACACGCTATTGCCTGATCGATACCGACAATGGCAGGTAAGCCACCCAGGTATAGGCGCAAAAGTTTGCCGCGTTACAGCGTCTTATAAGGGCGTTCCCGTGTCATCCGCAGGGTTAACAGTCACGCAAGCACGCGCCGCCGCCGTGGCCGAGCTTGAAGCACTATGTGGCCGCATCGGGTCCGATAAATTCAATTCAGTAATCGACACTCAGGATAAATAACATGACCGACCTAATGACACCTATCAAATCTACTCTGTCCAAAGAGTTTTTATTAGCCATGGTTTGCTCCATGTATCGCTATGAGGCGCAAGATCCGAGTCCAGCTTTGCTCACGGATGCTGAGATGGAAGATTTCTACTCAGCCTACATGGGGGTGGCAGCATGACCGACCTAAAGACAATCCCCGCCACTGAAGCCGAGCGCTTGGCCTATTCCGAAGGGTTCACCCGTACCGCTACCCTATTCGCCCGGGTAGCTGATCTGGAGGCAACCCAAGCCATGCTAGACCAGGAGATAGAAAACCTGCAAGCTGAGTTGAAAATGGCCCATGCCGATACGCGCGATGCCGTGAGCCATGCTGAGAGCTTGGCCGCTGAGTTAACCCAATACCGTAGGGCTGAGTGGTGACTATCGCCCTGCTCATTGTGGCCGTGCTGGCCGCGCTACTTAACCTGTAACCCTACCCCTACCATGAATCAAATAACCGACCTGCGTGCCCGTTTGGGCCTGTCCGTGGCCCAGATGGCCGACTACCTGGGAGTGAGTACCCATGCCGTGATCAAGTATCAAAACGGCACCCGAGCGCCTAGCGGTGCCCTGTTGCGTCTAATCGAGGTGCTGCAAACACTCGAAGTGATGGCGCCTGCAATCCATGCTTACCTATTGCCCAGCGTGGCACCGGATAGCCCCGCGGGGGAGGGGCTACCTACTGACTAGGGCACCTGTAGCCTGAGCGTGAAAATGGCCCCTATGGGGCCATTTTTAATCGTTACCGTGGACCTTGGGTTTGTCCCTTGTGCTGAGCTTGTATATCTCGTCAAGCTGGCGCTGCTTGGCTGCTATCACTTTGGCCCGGTAGTCGCTGAAGTGGGTAACCAAGCGTGGGTTAATGGCCCACTGGGCAATATGTCTATGTTCTTGGGTCCGGTCATCTATCCGAATGACCCAGCGTGCATCCTCGAGTGATGCGATGGCGTTGATCACCGCCTGGTCTGCCTGATGGGGCGTTGACTTCTCAAGCTGACGCCGGGCTGACCGTTTGATCTCTGAGAGGGTAAGTATCTGCTCATCGGCGTGATGGATGATGTAATCCTTAAGCCATAACTCGAAGGTGCTGATGCCGCCCAAGTCTGAGAGCGCGTATCGGAAAACCGGGATGAAGTAGTTTTTAGCCAAGCTGATGGCCCGGCTGATCAGTTCGGCCGACACTATGGGGTTGAAGGGTGACTCCATGAGATGGAACATAAGCGCGAGTCGCCCAGTCAACCCCTCGACCTTACCGAATGCCGTCATGAACACGTCATCCGACTGTAGCAACCGCTCATCTTTGCGCTTGCCGTCATACCATACTTGGAACTCCTGGTAGAGTAACTTGGCCTCCTGACTGAGCGTATAGGTCATGGGTGGCAGTGCGTACACGACCCGCAGGGTCTGCTCCCATGCTGCTTCGTTTGTCAGGAAGTCGGGAATCTCACGGGGCACCGTGGTCAGGTCGCCATTGAGTACGCAGGGAATGAACCGTTGAATCAGGCCGTCCGCGCTCAAATTGTGCAGGTGTTCTTTGAACACGCGGGGCTGGATATTGCCGTATATGCTGATTGCCAAGTTCTCCACATGGATCGACCCGCTGCCCACCCGGTCCATCTCGTAGCTGGCCGACTCGTAAGCCTGGACCCAGGCTGACCGGTCCTCGCCGCTGGTCTTATCGGTCATCTTTTTGACCCATGAGTTCATCTCGTCCAAATAGCACAACAGGCCGCGTGGCCGGTCTGCTGCCAAGCGTACTAGCTTCTGGCTGGTCACGTCCTTGACCGTGATCCGCAGACTGGCTGGCATCGGTGGCATCTCGTTGACTATCGGGGCACCGTCCATGCTGAGCATACCTTCAGCACTCTGAGCGAAGTCGAGAAAGGCCTTCTTTGATGATGCAAAGGCCGCCTCCTTGCCCTCCCAGTCGAGCAGTTCCTTCTTGTGCCTGGGCAGGTCCTCAAGCTCCAGCTTACGCAGAACTGACATCATGGGGCTGGACCCTGGGGTCTTCTTGTCAGCCGGGGCGCCGATGGTCATTAACCACAGCACCGGGGGCACCAAGAAGCCCTTGATCAGTTCTAATCGGCTCCGAGCATCCACCACCCCGCAGACAGCCGATAAGCCTGCAAAGAGTGGCACCAAAGGGTCGCAGCCCACACTTTCCCCGACCTCGGTGGCCCGCCGGGCAATGACACTGGGCCACAGTGATAGGTCCATCCTGGGTGCTGGTGCCTTCATGTCAATTAGCAGATCACCTGGGCTTGTGGGGTCTTCCAAAGCAGCGAATAGGCCGGCAATGTCGGGCGCTGGTCTGACCCAGCCGTGGTCCTTGGCAATATGGAATAACGTGCCCAGCCTAACGCCCGTGGCCTTGTCTGACTTGAAGCTGCCCCACTGGTGCAGGACTTCACGCGCACCAGGGTACTTCTCCACCGACTGGGCGCTCCACTCGTTCCACAAGTACAGTGCTTGGTCCAGTTCGTTTGTCTGGGTCGCTGCCCAGTGCAGCGCCATGCCCACCAGCACCCACTCCTCACGGGTGCAGCTTGCCGGGATATGCTCCATCGCCGACCTGATGTCTTCCCATGACGCCTTGAGCGCGTCACCCGTAGACAGCACCCGGTCCTTTTCTTTCTCCAGCATGGACTGCCACAGGTCCAGCAGTGCTTCAGGGATGATGGGTAGACGCATCCAGTTGCCGTTACCTGCCCAACGGTAGGGCTGCTTGGTATCAGGGTGGATGCTGGGTGGTAGTACGTCCTGCACCGTCACGCCGTTGGCCGTGGCGCAGCGTAGCTCGTAACTGGTGTTGCCGTTAATGATGATCTTCTTGGAGGGCAGCGCCAAGCCGAAGGGCATCCGGTAGATCAGCTTGCCGCGACCACTGCGCCCACTGTCCACAATAACAGCGTCAGCGGCACCGTAGAGTGCGTTGAGGTCGATGCCGTGGGGCAGCAGTGCAGCAGACGCCGACACCCACTCGTCTATGTCCAGCGCCATCGTGCCGCTGTAGGCGTGGGCCAGACCGATGCCAAAGCCTTGGGGCAGTTCAGACTGGGACTTGATGGCGTTCTCTTTGAGGTTCCATCCTGGGGTGCGTGGTCCCTTGGTGCCTGCTGGAATCGGCACAAGGCTCCAGCCATGTCGTATATAGGCATCAACTGATGCTGGATGCTGGGTGACTTGTGTTGCTGTATTCATGCTTCGCCTGTTGGAAAATTATTTTTGCAATTTATGTTTTACATTGTAGGCCAACGTGATACACTTGCGGCAACAAATCAGGATTTATTTATGGCAACTAAACAAATGACCAAATTTTTGACCGTGAGGCTCACGCCTACCGATCACAAAGCATTTCACCGCAAGGCTGATCGTTACGGGAAGCCGTCCGATCTCTTGCGTGAGATAGTGCAAGCGTTCACTGAGGACAGACTTGTAATTCAACCACCTGTAAACCCAAAAGAAAGCCTATATGTCTCTCGAACTTAAAATTGAATCCCTGACCGCCGCCATTAACACACTGATCGACGTGATCAACAAACAAGGCACCCAGGCGCCAGTTGCTCCTATGGTTGCCCCTGTTGCTTTTACCCAAGCGGCCCCGACAGTTGCCGCACTTGCTCCTACAATTGTCCAGGCTGTGGTTGCACCCAGCGCGCCTGTGGTGAGTGGCACACCGGTCGCGATGCCAGCCCCTCCCACTTTCATGGCTCCAGCGCCCGTTGCCGCCGTTGCGGGCGCACCATTCAGCGACCCCAAGGGACTGATTGAGTTCGTAATGACATCGTACAAGAACCTGGGACCAGCTAAGGGCGCTGGCATCCAGGGTGTTCTGACTGGCCTTGGCTACCAGAACATCAATGATGTGAAAGCCGAGCATTATGCGGCATTGTTTTCTGGCATTGAAGCACTGAAATGAGCGCCCACGCCCAACTGTCACCTTCGAAACGTAACCGTTGGGCCTTGTGCCCCGGTTCGATTCGGGAGGAGGCCAAGTACCCTGAACAAGAGTCTGGCCCTGCTGCTGCCGATGGCACCCACTCGCATACGCTGCTTGAGCAATGTATCAAACAGTCAATGTACGCTGGTTTCTTTGTCGGTAAAACATTGATTGATCACGAAGGTACATTTGTGGTTGATAAGGAACGTGCAGCCCGTGTACAGATTGCATTGGACTACATTACTGAGCAATCTGTTGGTGACTTGTTTCCAGTGGTCGCTGAAACCCGTGTCGATCCTGCGTTCCTGCTGGGTCGTGACGATTTGTCGGGTACGGTTGACGTTCAAATTTTTGGTCATGATGTTTTGGAACTGATCGACTATAAAGATGGCATGGGTATCGTTAGCGCCAAAGGCAACTTGCAGCTTGAGCAGTACGCTTATGGCGTCCTGGCTGGCTACAAGCTGCCCGTTAACGGTGCCTATCCCTTCAACACGATACGCATGACCATCATCCAGCCCAAGCTGGCGCTGCGTGGCATGAATGCAATCAGTTCGCATGATGTATCTGTTGCTGACTTGATGGCGAACATGGGTACAATTATCAAACAGGCTGCTGCCACTGATCAACCAGATGCACCGCTTGTGCCGGGTGATAGTCAATGTAAATTCTGCCGTGCTAAGGGGTCATGCTCCGCACTGGCAGGTAACGTAATGAGAGAGGTCGGAATCATGTTTCAACCAATTGCCAGTAAACCACTCGACATTGCGCAGCAAAGCGCCGATAAAGAACCGTCCACAATGGACGATGCCCAGATCGCTCAGATCATGGAAGCAGCCCCCCTGATGCGTCAACTTCTCGAAGGTGTAGAGAAGGAAGCCCTGCGCCGCCTGAAAGCCGGTCAAACTATTGCTGGCCTCAAGCTGGTCAATGGTCGCGGCTCTCGCACTTGGTCCTTGAACGATGAGGAGACTGCTGCCCGACTGATCAAGATGGGTGTGCCCAAGGGTGCGGTTTACGAAACCAAACTGGTGTCTCCTGCCAAAGCTGAGAAGCTGATTTGGGAGAAGACCAAGGCTGGTGAGAAAGTCAAAATGCAACTGTCAGATCGTCAACTCAAGACGATGAACACCGAGTACGTCACAAAGCTGGCCGGTGCCCTTACAT